ATTTAGGTATTTCAACTTCAGAAGTATTTTTACCAACTTGGCGAATGTTTCCTATTAAAGTTCCCATTTCACCATTTGGGTTTCTAGTTAGTATTTCACACCAACCGATATTTAAAGTTCTATTTTTCATAATTCCCTCCTACAGGTTTTTATTAATTACATGATCATTATTAAATAATATTGCACAAATGTCCACAATATTACACACAAAAGCACACATTTATTTCATTTGTTTATAAATGATTGTCCTCTACATATTTATTACTTAAAATTTGCAAATGGAGAAACGAGAGATAATTTACAAAAAAACCAAAGATTTAATTCCTTATGCCAGGAATAGCAGAACTCACAGTGATGAACAGGTTGCCCAAATATCTGCATCCATTAAAGAGTTTGGTTTTACAAACCCAATACTTATAGATGAAGACGGCTTAATTATTGCTGGGCATGGTCGTGTTCAAGCTGCTCAAAGGCTTAATTTAGATGAAGTTCCTGCTATAGTCCTGGAATACTTAACTGAAGCACAGAAGAAAGCCTATGTTATTGCTGATAATAAACTAGCCCTAAATGCTGGTTGGGACTTTGATATGTTAAAGGTTGAGTTTAATGACCTCATTGATATGGATTTTGATCTATCTTTAATTGGTTTTGATGGAAAAGAGTTAAATCAAATATTAGCTGATCCCACTGAGGGATTGGTTGACGCTGATACTATTCCAGAAACACCTGCTGAGCCAATATCAAAAGTTGGTGATATGTGGTTGCTTGGCAATCATAGGCTTTTATGTGGTGACAGCACATTGGTTGATAACATTGATAGATTGATGATTAACAAAGCAGATATGATTTTCAGCGATCCACCATGGAATGTTAACTATGGAGATAATCTCGCCAATGGAAAATATAAAGATAGAAAAATATTAAACGACTCAATGAATGCAGAGGACTGGAATGTCTTTGTGGATGGATTTTGTAAATCGTTTTTAATTGGATCAAAACCAGGTGCCATTGTTTATTTAGTTATGTCTGCACAAGAATGGCCTGTCATTGATAAATATCTTAGGGAAAACAACTTTCACTGGTCTTCAACGATAATATGGAAGAAGGACACATTGGTTATTTCTAGAAAGGATTATCACACTCAATACGAGCCAATCTGGTATGGGTGGAACTCGGATGCACCAAGATTAAAGGTTTTGGAAGATAGAAAGCAGTCTGATGTTTGGGATATTGACAGACCGAAAGTATCTGATTTGCATCCAACAACCAAGCCGATTGAGTTGGTTGAAAGAGCAATTAATAATTCATCAAGTCCGAATGATGTGGTTTTAGATTTATTCCTTGGATCAGGATCAACTTTAATCGCATCAGAAAAGACTGGTCGTGTTTGTTATGGGATGGAATTAGATCCTAAATATGCAGATGTAATTATAAAGCGCTGGCAAGACTTTACTGGTAAGGATGCTATTCACGAGGAACTTGGTAAGACTTATAATGAACTTAATGAACAATAGGGGTGTGGTCGGCGTCCTTTTAATGCATGGGCAAATCGCAAAATTAACTGACCACATCCTTATTATGGTTAATTAATGAACAATATGAGTGAAAATAAACCAAAAAAAGCAGGAAGAAAGCCTATTGTTTTAGATTTAGATAAGGTTGAGCAATTGGCTGCACGAGGTCTTGGGCCGACTCAAATTGCCCGTGCCTTGGGCGTTTCATGGAACACAATAGATCGCAATCGTAAGCGTTCTGGTGATTTTGAAGATACTATTAAAAGGGGGCGTGCAAAAGGCTTGGCGCAGGTCACGAACAGCCTTTTCAAGTCGGCAACCGAATCGGGGAACGTCACAGCGCAGATTTTCTATCTCAAAAACCAGGATCCCAGCAATTGGAGCGATAGAAACGAGGTAAATCACAATTTAAACCTCAAAGAAATCATCAATGTTGCCAAAACAAGAGTAATTGAAGGCAAAGTTGAGTACAATCAGATAGGTAAAGAGCAAGTCCTAACAAAGGACACGCTCCCAGATAAATAAAAAAATGGGATGGTGCGGCATTCTCTCTTATCTCCCTTACTGTATGGCTGCACCTGAGCGGGTATCCCAACTTAATCTAGCTTTCTTGATTTTGACCCCCCCCGCTCATTCTTCGGCGGGGGCTTTAAAAATAAATAGGTTTGTAGAAAATTTTTTTTAGTTTATGAAATATAGCCCTCAACAAGAACAAGAATTGATGACAGAAATGTGGTCAATGAATATCAAAGACGATCCATATAATTTTGTTAAATTTGCTTTCCCATGGGGACAGGAAGATACCCCCCTCGAGCATTTTGACGGCCCAAGGGAGTGGCAAGAAAAAATTTTGAGAGAAATTTCAATACATATCCAAAGAAACGGAGTTAGGGATATGCCTGAAATGTTTAGAATGGCTGTAGCCAGTGGTCGTGGTATTGGTAAGTCTGCTTTAGTGGCTTGGATAATTGTTTGGATGTTATCCACCAGGCTTGGCTCAACCATAATTGTTACCGCCAATACCGAACAACAGCTTAGATCAAGAACATGGGCTGAATTAGGTAAATGGCTTACGCTTTCAATTAACTCCCATTGGTTTACCAAAACCGCAACAACGATAAAGCCAGCACAATGGTTTGAAGAAGCGTTAATTCGTGATCTAAAGGTTGATACTGGGTATTATTATGCACAAGCCCAATTATGGAGCGAAGAAAACCCAGATGCATTTGCTGGTATTCACTCCTCTTATGGTGTTTGCCTAATTATGGATGAGGCATCAGGTATTCCCGCCCCCATCTACTCCGTCTCCGAGGGTTTCTTTTCCGAGCCAACCAAAGATAGATACTGGTTTACATTCTCCAACCCACGCCGAAACAGTGGGCCGTTTTACGATTCGTTTCACTCCAAACGCGCATTTTGGAAAACCGAGCAAATAGACTCGCGCACAGTCGAAGGTACGGATAAAGAATTATTTTCGCGCATGATCGAACAATATGGCGAGGATTCTACAGTCGCAAGAGTAGAAGTCATGGGTGAGTTCCCGTCTGCAGATGACGATACTGTCATACCAATGGAACTCATCCGCGCCGCTATGGGGCGTGATGTTTCCCTCACCCCCTCCGCGCCCATTCTGTGGGGGCTAGATGTTGCTCGCTTCGGCGGCGATAACAGTGCGCTGTGTGTGCGCCAGGGAAATACAGTCCTTGAGGTCATTTCATTTCCCTCAATGGACTTAATGCAACTCTGCGGTGCGGTGAAGAATAAATACGATGATGCGGGTGCGCTAGAGCGCCCAAGCGAAATATTAATCGATGTAATCGGTTTAGGCTCAGGCGTAGTAGATCGCCTCGCAGAGCAAAATCTCCCTGTGCGCGGGGTGAATGTGGCGGAAGCGCCAAGTACGAAAAAGAACTATTTGAATTTGAGGGCTGAACTTTGGTTTGCCATCAAGGATTGGTTGGCGCAGCGAGATTGCCGACTTCCTATAAATGACGAGCTTGCCTCGGAATTAGCTGCGCCTTTGTACAAATATACATCAACGGGAAAAATAAAAATAGAAAGCAAGGATGAGATGAGGAAGAGGGGTGTAAAATCACCTGATAAGGCAGATGCTTTGGCGTTGACTATGGCAAGTAGTGCGGCAAGTTTTGGTGGCAGTCAAAGCTATTTGGGTTATAATTTCAAAAAACCTTTAAAATCCAGAATATTTAGAGTGGGTTAATTTTTATGGCAAAGAAAAAATACGAAGAAGAAGTCGAAGAATCTATTGAAGAGGTAAATGAAGAACAAGATCTTCAAGATCTGGTCGGAACTATTAAAGCTGAGATGGATGATGCTAAAGACTTCATTCATCAAGTTGGTGAAGAGCGAGCAGAGTCGACTGAATATTATTTAGGCAACGAGCCAGAATCTACTTCTACTTTACAATCTGAATTTATTTCTACCGATGTTAGAGATACAGTTTTATTTATGTTGCCAAGCATTATGCGCACATTCTTTGGCACTAAAAAGGTGGTGGAGTTTGTACCCAAAGGGCCTGAGGATATTGCCCTAGCAGAACAACAAACCGATTATGTTAATTACATAGTCCAACAAAAAAATCCTGGCTTCCAAGTTTTATACTCAGCGTTTAAAGATGCATTGGTTAGAAAGACTGGTTTTGTTAAAGCATTTTGGGATGACTCTATTACAGCATCCACCCATGAATATACAGGATTAGATCCACAATCTTATCAAGCGCTTATCTTAGATCCTAATGTAGAGATCGTAAAAGAAAGTGTTACCAACGAACAAGTGACTGTTATTGATGAAATAACTGGTGAGGAAATAACACAAGAATTTCCAGCCAGCTATGATTTGACTATTCGTAGATTAAAACCAAAAGACCAAGTATGTATTGAGGCTATCCCACCAGAGGAAGTTTTAATTTCAAGACACGCTAGAGATTTACAAACTGCATCTTATGTCGCGCACAGAATGATTAAGTCTGTTAGCGATTTAGTTGCTATGGGATACGAGCAAGAAGAAATCGAAGAATATGCCAACCACTCAGGTAGTGCGCTTGATGCCGAAGCCTTTGATGAAATTGAGGCAAGAAATCCTTTTGATAATATGATTTATCCTGATAGATCAGATACAGGCGGAAAAGATGTTTTATACATTGAGCATTACCTGTATTACGATTTTGATGATGATGGTATAGATGAGCGCATCAGAGTTTGCACAATTGGTGACGGACTGCATGTGCTAAATGTTGAGCAATGGGATGATTTACCTATTGTTATGTTCTGTCCTGATCCTGAGCCACACACAGCTATTGGCTCATGCCCAGCAGATTATTTAAAACCAATTCAAGCTGCAAAATCACAAATTATGAGAGATACCTTAGATTCTCTCGGACATTCTATTTTCCCGCGAATGGCTGTAGTCGAAGGGCAGGTCAACATCGATGATGTCTTAAATACAGACATCGGACAGCCTATTCGTGTTCGCGCCCCAGGAATGGTACAACCTTTCTCAGTCCCGTTTGTTGGCAAGGAAGCGTTCCCTGTTCTTGGATATTTGGATGAAACCAAAGAAAATAGAACAGGTGTATCTAAGGCTTCTGCTGGTTTAAATGCAGATGCTTTACAATCAAGCACCAAAGCTGCGGTGGCAGCAACCATGTCTGGCGCACAAGGTCGTATTGAACTTATCTGTAGACACTTCGCTGAAGGCGGTCTGAAAGATATGTTTAAGATTGTTAATAACTTGGTTATCAAACATCAAAACGCCCAA